GGGACCTGACCGAGCGGCAGCTCGGAGACGGGGCGTTCGCCATCGAGCCGTCGCAGGTGGCGTACTCGTCCAGGACCGTGACGGTGGACGGGTACGCGCTCGGGAGGACGAGGGCGGAGGCGCTCTCGTCGCTCGCGCCGCTTGGGGCGATGGCCCATCGCCTGGTGTCCATCGCCGTCGATGACGGCGTGGCCGAGACGTACGCGACCGGAGCGCTCACCGCCGAGGTCGGCAAGGGGGTTCGCGGAGGGGCAGTGACCTTCACCCTCACCATCGTCTGCCCGGACCCCCGCAGGTACGGAACGGACACGCTCAGCGCGACGCTCGTGCCGGGCGGCAACGCCGATGGAGGCCTCGACCTCACGGAAGAGCGCCTTGCATGGCCGCTTGCGTGGGGCGAGTCTGCCGCATCGCACAGCGTGGCGACCCTGCACAACGCGGGGACGGCGACGGCCTACCCGACGATCAGCATCCGCGGCGACATCTCCGACGTGACGATAGCGGAGCCCGCTACCGGGCGGGAGCTGTCCATCTCCGGATACATCGGATGGCAGCCCATCGTGCTCGACTGCCTGAGCCGGACGGCATCCATCGGCGGCGTGGACGTGACCCGCAGGCTCGGGCAGCGGAATTTCCCCAGCATACCCGCAGGCGGAGACGCGACGCTCGCGCTCATGTGCTCCGGCACCAATGGCAGCGTATCCATCGAATGGCACGACACCTATATCTAGGAGGACACAATGTCTCATGTGGCTCTGGGCGTGGCGAACTCGGGTACGACCGGGACTACCGCGCAGGATTTCAGACTGATGCTCGGCGCGCTCTACCAGAATGCCGGCATAATCAGTGGCCTCAAGGTCACGGGCGGCTCGTCCATGGCCTACACGGTCGCATCCGGCGTTGCCGTCTGCACCCGCGGTGCCTCTGACGGCAAGACGCTGGCATATTGGCCGGGCGGCAGCGTGGCTACAGCTTCGAACTCAGGCGGAAGCCCGCGCATCGACAGCATCTACCTCATCGCCCATGACCTGTCCCACGGCGACGCCGACAATGCCGTTGCTGTTGGCGTGGCGCAGGGCACTCCGGCAGCATCGCCGGTGGCTCCATCCATCCCGACAGGCGCGACGCTCATCGCCACGATGAACGTGCCCGCAGGTGCCACAACCACCGCGCAGGCCACGCGGACATCCAGCATCGACTACGCAATCCCGTACGGCACAACGCTCGGCATCCTAGGCGAAGCGGTGGACACCGCGAACGGAGCAGGGGGCACCACGCCCGGCAGGACCTATGACGAGGCTCCCGTGAGCTTCCATCTGCCGACCGACCGCATCGTGGAGATAACGTACTCGGTGGCCTTCTCCTGCATCCCGTCGGATGGCTGGTGTAGCTGGGGCGTCTTCGGGTTCCTCCTCGACGGCAAGGCGCTCTCGGGGACCACATGCGAGTGGCTTGCGGCTAAAGGCGTGTGGGAGACGCACACCTTCTCCCATATCGTGGAGGTGGCGGCTGGCGGCCACACCATCGCCGTGCGCAATGGCGTCTTCAGCCACAGCGGCGATGGCTACGGCCCATACTTTCACTACGGCCTTGTCGGCGACACGGCCTCGACAAAGGGCGGCTATCCGGGCCGCACCCTGCGCGTCACCGACCTCGGACCGGCGAAATAGCATGTGGCACGCATATACCGCAGACACCATGACCGGCCAGCTTGACGTGCCGCTCGACCTGCCATCCTTCCGCTGGTCCGTCTCGGTGTCGGACTGCAGCATGTCCACCACGCGGGACAAGGGCACTGCGGCAGGCGACGCGACCGGGCTCCAGCTCCCGTGGGGCGCTGTCCCTGCGGACACGCCCGAGGGCCGCGAGGGCATGCTTGCGTCCTCCAGGCGCTCCATCGCCCTCTGCTGGGACGAGACGCCTGTGGTCTTCGGTGCCATCGGTGCGAGGACCGACACGTGGCAGGATACCAGCTTCGACCTCGTCTCGCCCATGCAGCTGCTCGGCAGCAGATACGTCGTGCATGAGGGCGTCTATGGCCGCGGCACGACGGTAAGCGACGAGGGCGAGACCAAGGGCCAGACGCTGCACAGCGTCACGACAGACAGCATACACTGGTCTGGCCTGTCGCTCAGGGCCATCGCATGCCGTGCCATCCAGGCGGCAGTGTCCAAGCCGGGCGGTTCGCTCCCCATCGACCTGCCGTATCTTGACGAAAAGGGCACGCACGAGCGCACGTATGACGGCTTCGATGTGCAGAACCTGTCGTGCCGCGACGTGCTCGAGAAGATCGCGGACGTGTCCGGAGGACCGGACATATCCATCGTGCCGTACATGTCCGACCAGTCGCATGTGCGCCTGCGGGTCGTGGCAGGGTCCGACAGCCAGCCGCTGCTCGGCAGCTCCGGCCCGGTGCCGACGCTCACTGCCTTCCCCGGCGGCGGGACGCTCCAGGACCTCAGGGCATCGTATGCAGGCCCGACGATGCGGGTCTACGGCTACGGCTCCGGCCAGGACAAGGCCCAGTACGGCCATCTGTCCGAAGACCTTGCGCTCTGCCGCCAGCAGGACCCGTGGCCGCTCGTGGAGGCTGTGGCAGGGTTCACGAGCGACAAGACGCCTGAGCTGCTCGCCCAGCACACGGAAGCGCGCCTCGCGGCGTCGAAGCGCCCGCTCTGCCAGCTCCAGGGCAAGGTGAGGCTGGGAGAAGGCCTCGGCCCTTCGGTGCTATGGCCGGGGTATGCCGCAGACCTCCAGCTCTGGGGCTTCCCATCGCTTCCGGACGGCACCTACCATCTCCGCCTGATGGAGCTGAGCGGGGACGATGGAGCGGATGCCACGGCGACCTTCGACGTGATGGCGAACCCCTGGTACTAGGAGGTGGAAGATGAAGCACGGCAAGCTCATAGGGTTGCAGACGAGCGCAGAGCGCCTTGCCCGCGTGGCAGTCGCGGCATATGACGCCGCCACGGCTCCGCAGACGGCACCGTCTGGCTCGATAAGCCTCGACAATGCAGACGGCACCCGCACGATCATCGGCCCTCAGGCAGGCTCTGGCGAAGGAGCGCCCTCGGGGCAGGCCATCGCGACTCATGTCGGCGATACCACGCCGCCTCCCGTGCCGACAGGCATCACGGCATGGTCCGGCGATGGAAGCCTTCATGTCGCATGGGACGGCACCCTGTCCGGAGACGTGCCAGCAGACTTCGACCACATATCCATCCTCGTGGACGGCAAGGAGGTGGCCCAGCTGTCATCTGCCGGGTCGGTCACGGTCGGCGGGGTGGAGGCAGGCGCGACCGTCTCCGTCACCGCCACCGCCGAGGACGATGCATGCCTCGCGGACGGCACGCCTGCGCACAACGTGTCCGTGCCATGCGCCGCGGTGGTGGTGGAGATACGCGACGTGGCCGAGGAGGTCAGGGAGAAGGCAGACGCCCATTCTGGCCAGATAGAGGCCATCCAGTCGGATATCGAGGCATACAAGCAGTCCGCAACCGCCACATATGCCACCAAGACCGAGGTGGACGAGGCGACCGGCGCGATCACGAAGACGCTCTCGGCAGACTACACGAAGACTGCCGACCTCGCTGCCACCGATGCCGTGAAGGATGCCAAGAAGGCGGGCGACGATGCCCAGGGCGCGCTCGACGCATACAAGGCGAATGTCTCCGAGACATATGCCGAGAAGTCGGAGCTGACCGAGGCAGTCAACCAGCTGAGCTCGACCATGACCTCGAACTACAGCGCCTTCACGACATACAGGACCTCGAACGACACGGCGGTCTCCAAGGCCCAGTCTGACGCGACCAATGCCCAGAGCACGATTGACAGCTACAAGACCTCCAACGATCAGGCAGTCGCCGATGCCAAAGCCGCAGGCACCACGGCCCAGAGCCAGCTTTCGAGCTACCGCAGCAGCAACGACCAGGCGGTAGCGGCGGCGAAGAAGGCAGGCACAGACGCCCAGTCGAACCTCGACGCCTACCGCGGCACCACGGACCAGCGACTCGACGAGCTGAAGAACATTGCCGACAATGCCATCGAGACCTGGTACCTCAAGGGAGCGCCCACCACGTCAAACGCCCCGGCCAGCTCGTGGACCACGGACGCGCTCAAGAAGCAGCATGCCGGAGACCTCTACATGGACACCGACACGGGCTACTCCTATCGCTGGAGCGGCACGGAGTGGGTGCAGGTCAAGGACTCCGACGTGACCAAGGCGCTCCGCGAGATAGAGTCCGTCAAGACCACATACGCCACCAAGAGCGAGCTGACGGCGACCGACAAGGAGCTTTCGGGCAAGATATCCGACACGCTCACGACGGCAAGGAGCTACACGGACGCCAGCCTCGAGCAGGAGGTCACGGCACGCAATGCCGCCATCAAGGCGCAGGCTGACAGCATCTCGCTCGACGTGAGCCGGACATACACCCTGTCGGAGACCTTCGCATCCTACCAGAGCGATGCAGACGGCAGGATAGCCACGGCGAACTCGAATGCATCCACAGCCAAGAGCACGGCCCAGACAGCGGCCAGCGATGCGGCCACGGCCAAGACGGATGCGAGCAGTGCTGTGAGCACGGCAAATGCAGCGGACACGAAGTCTGCGAGCGCGGTCAGCACTGCCAATTCCGCGGCATCCACGGCATCCACGGCCAAGAGCACGGCAGATGCGGCCAAGTCCAGCGCGAGTAGCGCAGTGAGCACGGCAAATGGGGCGGCAAAGCAGGCCAACCTGTACTCCTTTGGCAACGGCGACGCCGGAACCGTTCCGAAATGGATTCACCTCGGCACGCTCACATCCGGAGGCGACGCGAGCAGCACCACGATAGCCGTGGCCTTCGGGGACGGATACAACGGGGAAGCGCGGCAGAACTCGGCGCTGACGATAACCATCAAGGACGGCTATCAGTCAACGGCATCCGCCACGAAGGCCTGCGGCGTCACCGCCATGCGAGAGAACTGCGATAACGCGCTCGTGGACGTGCTTGCCCAGAGCGCGACCGTGTACGACGTGTGGGTCTATGCTCCATGGAACTACTCGAGGGGCGACTACTCGGTGTCCGGGTCGTATGGCTCGTGGCAGCACTCGGGAGCCACGCAGAAGGCGGAGCCTGCCACATCGGCGACGCAGGTGAAGCAGGACGTGGCCTACCGCCTTGCCGATGCGACAAAAGCCCAGACGATGGCTGTCGAGAACAGCTCAAGCATCAAGCAGCTCTCGGACAGCATCACGTCCGAGGTCTCACAGCGCACAAAGACGGACAGGACAGTGTCCGAGCTCTCGTCGAGACTGACGCAGACGGCAAGCGGACTCAGCGCCTCGATAAGCAAGCTCAGCGAGACGGACAAGAAAGTCAATGCGTGGTTCGACTTCGAGGCTGACGCATCGGGCAACCCACAGCTCAAGATGGGCTCCTCCACGTCTCCGGTCGTGGGCAGATATACCAACTCTGGCCTGGCCTACATGTCGCGTGACGGCGCGACCATCATGGAGCTCGATGCCTCACGGTCCGCCACCATCTCCGACCACATCGAGGCGCAGGACATGAAGCTCGGGAAGTGGAGGTGGGTCCAGACGCAGGGCGGAACCCACCTGACGCTCGTATGGGCAGGATAGGAGGCACATGGCTGACTGGTACTACGGCAGCAAGAATCATCACTGGAGGGCTGCATGCGGCTTTGACTCCTCCTGGGATGGATACGGGCAGACGTTCAGGCTCGAAGTTGGCGCTCAGGCGGAAGATGGATATTCGTATGACATATACGGTGGCGCAAGCTGGGAAATATGGTTCAACGGCGCGCTGATAGGCTCAGGCTCGACGGCATACAGTGTCGGAGCAAACGGCTACCAGAAGCTCGGATACGCCGAGGTCAGATACAACCGGCAGCAATGGGACCAGACCTTCAACTGGGAGGTAAAGGTCTGGTGGAACACCGGCTTCGGTGCTGGCTCGTCCACGTGCTCAGGCTCGTGCTGGGAGGCGGCGCTCGACCATCACACCGTCTCGTACAACGGCAACGGCGGCTCGACGCCTGGCTCCCAGACGAAGTGGTATGGAACCATCCTTACGCTCGCAGGGACTCCATCGCGCACTGGCTACGGATTCGACGGCTGGAAGGCCACCGATGGCACCGTCTACAAGGCTGGCGGGGACTACGGCGCAGATGCGGATACGAAGCTCACTGCCCAGTGGCACAGGCTCTACATCCCGCCATACGGCACCGTCAGCGTATTCCGCACGGCTTCTGCATCGTCTTCCACGTCTGCGGCCAACGGCAGCTATGCCCGCGTCTCGGTGACATGGAGCGTTGACACCAGCGCCACCAGCGGCAACAAGGCAAAGTCGGTGGCCATCTCGTACCGCGAGATGGGTGCCACGGACTGGACCAAGCTCACGGTCTCGGGCACCACGACAGGCACATCGGGCACCGCGACAGCGACGTTCGCGGCCAGCATCAGCAAGGCGTACGAGGTGCAGGCCACGCTCACGGACTCCGTGCAGGCCACCACGTGGCAGGCGTCGGTCGGCTACGGCGTCGTGCCAATCGACGTCGGGAACAAGGGAGCCGCAGTCGCAATCGGAACGCCAGCCGTGCGCGACGGATTCACTCTCGGCATGCCGTCGTACTGCGTCGGCCCGAACGGCAAGCTGTATACGATGCCGCCGGTGCTCTACGCGGACTCGAAGCCTGCGGAGTCGGACGTCCCGTTCAAGCCGTGCCTCGTGGTCGTAAAGGGCGGGGCGCTCTACCTGTATGCATAGGAGGAAACACATGTTCTTCGAGAGAGAGAGAGAGAGAGAGAGCACGCCTCTCCGTGATGCGGAATGAGCATCCTGCAGCTCGGAGGAGAGGAGCTCTACCGGAACGGCGCGAAGCCTGCGAAGGCTCCGTCCGCCATCACGATAGCGGCAGACCTGAACCGATATCGCGAGATAGAGATATTCGGCTGCACGGACGAGTGGATCCGCTGCTCATGCAGGGTCTTCAAGCCGGACAACTCTGGATCCGTGTACGTCTGGGACCAGTGCCATTTCGTGCTGCAGGCGCAGAACATATCGGGCAGCACAGTCTATCAGCGATGGACAAACTGGACGATAAGCCAGTCTGCATCCGGAGTGACGTTCACTCCGGATCATTTCATGGAGACGAGCCTCAGCGGTTCTGGGTGCTCCACCTATGGCGATTCAGGCATCCAGATCGTGAGGATAAGCGGCTGGGTGTAAGCGGGGTGGCACCATGTCTGTGACGCTCCTCACGCTAAAGCCCGGAGGGCAGCTTTTCTCCGGGAGCGTCGTGAACACCAACCCGGCGAACGACTCGCTCAGAATCATCTCGGCAGCAGACATGGCAGGCACCTTCGGGAGGGTGTTCGACGCCTCGAAGGATGCATGCATGGCCATGAATGCAGACGGCAACGCCAACGACGCGCATGTGACCGGCTGCACGTGGATAGACGGGGACGGCATGTATGCCGTCTTCGACAGGACCGTGAGCAAGGATATCAGGGTCAACTGGATGCTTTTCCTTGCTCCATGACAGAAAGGAAGACTCAATGGACCATTTTCCGCCAGACTACCTCGACCACTTCCTTGCGCCGATAAGGGACTCCCCGCAGGCACAGACGGCGCTCATGGCGCTGCTGCTGCTCATCGTGCTTGACGTGGTGCTCGGCCTTGCGGCGGCAGCGAAGAACCACGACATCCAGAGCGCGGAGATGCGCGCTGGAGCCTGGCACAAGATAGGCGAGCTGGGCGTCGTGGCCATCGCCGACATTGCAGACGGCATGCTCATGGGCGGCCTGGATATCGGCTTTGCGGCTCCGGTCTGCACGGCAGTCATCGTGTACCTTTGCGTCAACGAGGTCGTGAGCTGCCTGGAGAATTCCGTGAAGCTGAATCCCGAGCTCAAGGACTCTCCGGCGCTCAACCTGCTCAAGGAGTCATCTGAACAGCGCGATGCGCAGGCCGTCGCAGACGCAATCAGCAAGGCAGCAGACAAGAAGGAGGCATAGCAATGGACTACGAGAACCTCAACGCTGATGTGAACATGATCATCAGCCAGCACTACACGCAGGGACGTGGCGGCCATGCAATCGACAAGGTAGTAATCCACCACAACGCGGGGAATCTGTCGGTCGAGGACTGCTACCGCGTGTGGGAATCCCGCGAGGCATCGGCGCACTATCAGGTGCAGAGCGATGGCCGCATCGGCCAGCTCGTATGGGACTCCGATACCGCATGGCACTGCGGCAATTTCGAGCAGAACCAGCGCAGCATCGGCATCGAGCATGCTGACGATTCGAGCAGCCCATGGCACATCAGCGATACATGCCTCGATGCAGGCGCGCACCTTGTCGCTGCTGTCTGCCGCTACTACGGCCTCGGACGCCCGGAGTGGGGCAGGAACCTCTTCGGGCACTCGGACTTCGCGGCTACCGCCTGCCCTGCATCCCTCGCAGTGGGCGGATCGCAGCATGACGAGTATGTCGCTAGGGCCCAGCAGTGGTACGACTCCATGACCGGAGGGGCATCTGCTCCTGCAGCTCCCGCTTCCCAGCCTGCTCCGCAGCCGGCACAGCCAGCGGCACCAGGCGGTTCTGTGGACGAGCTGGCACAGAGGGTAATCAACGGAGAGTTCGGAACCGGAGACGACCGCAAGGCTGCTCTCGGCAGCAGGTACGACGAGGTGCAGGCACGCGTAAACGAGATACTCTCTGGCGGCTCACAGGCATCGAGCGCACCTGACATCGACGATCTCGCACGCCGCGCGCTCAACGGAGAGTTCGGCAACGGCGACCAGAGGCGTGCAGCTCTCGGCGATCTCTATGATGCTGTGCAGCAGAGGGTGAATGAGCTCTGCGGGCAGGGCGGCTCCTCCGGCGGCGCCGATATCGACGACCTTGCACGGCGTGCCATCAATGGAGAGTTCGGCAACGGCGACCAGCGCCGCGCCGCCCTCGGAGACCTCTACGATGCCGTCCAGGCCAGGGTCAACGAGATGCTCTCCTGAGAGGTGATGCCAATTGGACGATGCAAGGCACCCGAGGTGCCCGAGATGCGGCGACGATTCGCCGCAATGGGTGAGCCAGTCGGCCACTCCTGACGGCAGGGTGACCATACTCTGGGAGTGCACCGAGTGCGGCCATGAATTCGAGACGCACTATAAGCACGAGCAGCGCAGAGACGCATAGAGAAGCCCCGGCCCTATATGGGTCGGGGCTTTTCGTCATTCGCCAAGCGTCGCGGCCCACTCCACAAGAGAGTAGTCCTCGACGAGCAGGTGCCTGCGGAGTATACTGGGTTGCAGCTCTGGGAGCTTCACGCCACGGATGCCATGCGCCCAAACCGCATTCACGTCGAGACGATAGTTGCAGAGCGTGCCAGGAGAGAGGAACGATGATGCCGTACCAGCCGTACCAGAGCACTTGGCAGAACCCGTATCTGCCGATTAATGGTCCGAGTTCCGCATTGGGACAGTCAGCGATTCCAGCGCAGCAAATGCAGCTTGCCAACGGATGGCAGCAGCACTGGCACCCAGTCGGAGGGGCGCTGAAGGTCAACGGCTACCAGAGCGCCTTGCAGTTCGGTCGTGGGATGCCGCCCAACTGCGAGAGCGACCCGCTCTTCGACGCGGCGGGAGGCGTGTTCTACGTCGTTACCACGGACGGCGCTGGCGTCCCGACCGTGGATATCATCGACTACTCGCCGCATGTCGAGGAGAAGCCCGTGAAGATTGATGGTGCGGAGTTCGTCAGCCGCACCGAGTACGACAAGTTCGTCGCAAAGGTAAGCGCGGCATTGGAGGCAATCAATGGGGTTCATGCAGCAGTTCCGTCCGCAGCAGCCAAGCCCGCAGGCGGCAATGATGCGGGACAGGATTGGCATGCTCAGGAGCCTAGTGGGGGGCAACCCGCAGTCCGTGGTGGAGCACCTCTCCAAGTCTAACGCGATGTGCAGGCTCCCCAACGGGCAGAGCATGCCAGTCTCCCAAGTGCTCCAACAGTGTCAGGGGAAGTCGCCAGAAGAGGCATTCAAGCAGTTCGGGCTTGACTACTCCCAGATTAGACCCCTCATGTAGCCTATGCGGTCGGGTGCACACGACCATGGATAGGGATGTTCAAAACCGTATATCGAAAGGAACACGATGGCTATGAACGAGTATTCGCTTGCCGATATCGCCGCAGTCGCTGACGGCGCTGGCGGTAATCGCGGTAACGGCGGCGGCTGGGGCAACGGGGACGGATGGTGGGTCCTCATTCTCATCGCCCTGCTCGGGGGCTTCAACGGCGGCTTTGGCGGCTGGGGTGGCGGCGGCTATGCTGGCGGCAACGAGCTGTATCCGTGGCTGAATCAGGCCCAGCTCACGACTCAGGGCTTCGCCGACCAGAACGCAATCATGGCGCTGAACGGCATTTCCAGCGGGGTCCAG